AGGCCCGGGATAAGCTGATTTTCAGCCAGCTGGGCAAGCAGCAGCCGCTTCCCGCCCACCACGGCACGACCGTTGAATGGCGGAAGTTCAACACCCTGCCGCTGATGGACCAGCTGACTGAAGGCGTGATCCCGGACGGCAAGGAATTCGGCATCACCAACATCACCGTAACGCTGGCCCAGTACGGCGAGTATGTGAGCGTTTCCGACGTGCTGGACATGCACGCGCTGGACGACGTGATCGCAGGAGCGGTGGAAGAGATCGGCGCAGCGGCCGGCAAGACCCTGGACATCCTGACCCGGAACGTCCTGCTGACCGGCAGTAACATCATATTTGCGGATGCCTACAGCGGCACCACCTTCCAGAGCACGCCGACCACCAAGGCCGAACTGATCACCGCCATCGGCAGCTACACCTGCGACCTGACCAGCGACATGATCAACAAGGCCGTGACCAACCTGAAGGTCGGCGGAGCACCCACCTTTGAGGGCGGCAAGTATGTGGCCGTGATCCATCCACACGTGGCGTACGCGCTGCGCAAGAGCCCCGACTGGCTGGAGGCCCACAAGTACGCGGCCCCGCAGCAGATCTTCAACGGTGAGATCGGCGAGCTGCACGGCGTGCGGTTCATCGAGAGCAACCTGGCCCCGGTCATCAAGGATGGCGGCGACGCCAAGGCAACTTACAAGACCATTTTCCTGGGCAAGGATGCATTCGGCGTGGTCGATCCTGAAGGCGCGGGCCTGCGCACCATCGTGAAGAATGCCGCGGAAGCTGGCGGACCCCTGGAACAATGGAGCACAATAGGAGCGAAAGCGTCCACATGTGCAAAAATTTTGTACCAGGAGCGCATGGTCGCTGTGTGGTCCGGCTCCCCGTACTCCGGCACCGACACCGCGAACTGATAAGGAGGGATTTTCATGAAGATCCACCTGAACCTGCAGATGTTTTCCGGCAGCCTGACGCTGACGACATATGCTGATGCCGGATACAGTGCCTGCTCCGCGAGCGCTTCCAGCAGTCTGGCGAAGGACGATGAAGTGACCTACACCATCACGATGGCCAGTGGGTATGAATACGCGGACTGCGAGATTATCGCGGGCGGAGCGACCTACAACCCGGAAACCAAGAAGCTGACCATGGGCGCGAGCAACGCCGTGGTTTACTTCAAGAGCAAGGCCAACAACAAGTACATCGTGACGGAAAACTGCCACGTGGGCGTGAACAACGCGACGCTGGAGCTGAAGAAGAACACGGTGCTTGTGAAGGCCGCGAACGGTGCCATCATCGACGTGACGAACGGCGGAGGCACCGCCATCAGCACCTGCACGGGCGCGCTGGACGGACTGATTGCCGCCGGCGTGATCGTGAAGATCTGATGATCCGGGGCTCCCCCTGCCCCGTTTCATAACATCCTTTCCTTTCAAAGGCCGGCGGGGGCGGTTCCGCCGGCCTGATGAAGGGAGGAATCGTCCACCGACGGACAGAAAGCGAGGTTAAAACATGGCAACCAAGAAGGAAACCATCAAGGAACCGGAGACCGTGGAAGAAGTGCAGGCGGGGACGCCGGCGGAGGAACAGAAGCCGCAGAGCAGCTGGGACATCATGGTGACACGGCAGATCCCCAGGAAGCCGAAGGGCAATTTCTTCTATATCTGCGTGAATGACCGCAGGTTTGAGATCCCGGCGAAAGGCCAGACGGAAACGTTGCCGCTGCCGATTGCGGAGGTTCTGGACCAGCAGATCGCTGCCGAGTACGCGGCAGAAGACTATGCGGCCAACATGCCGAACCGCGGATAATACCGGTACCGGGACAGCCCCGGCATGACAGGACGGGACTTCCCGTCCTGTCTTTACACATATACGGGAGGTTTACGAAATGAACGCGCAGGAAATCATCAACAGGGCGGACGCGGAGCGGCCGAATACCATTGACGCAGAGCTGAAGCTGAAGTACCTGAACGAAATCGAGGGCATTATCTTCAATGAAATCATCCTGACGCACGCGCACGAGGAAGGCGCGGAATGCCCGGTGCATATCCTGCCGGCAGAGGAAGCGGCGGAAGAGACGGAAACCGAAGAAGAAACCGACGAGCAGACCGAAGAAACCGAAGAAGAAACCGATGAAACGCCGGAAGACCCGCCGATGCTGGTGCCGGCGGCATACGAAGAGCTGTACGTTTACTGGCTGTACACGAAGATTGATATCGTGAACCAGGAAATGGACAAGTACAACAACGACCGGCTGATGTTTGACGTGAGCTACCGGACGTTTGGCGATTACTGGAACCGGACGTATATGCCGGTACCGCAGGTACGGCAATTAAGGATATGAGGAGTTGAGCAGAATGAGACAGATGCCGCAGCTCCAGCCCGGGGCGAAGAGCACGCTGATGACCAGCGCCTTCTACGGGTACAATCATAACGAAATCATCGCGGACGGGGAACTGTACGACATGCAGAACATGACCGGCGACAGTTACCCGCTGCTGACTGTGCGCAGGAAGCGCGGGATTACCAGCATGGACGTGCAGGGAGAGCCCAGCGTACCGCTGACCGGCATCCATGGCCGGGACCAGCTGGTGTTTGTGCGCGGAGACACCGCCTATTACAACAATTACCCGGTGACCGGGATTACCCTGGCCACCACAGAAGGCACAACCCCGAAAAGGATTATCTCTTTCGGGGCTTATGTGCTTATATTCCCGGATAAAAAATATTTCAACACGACGGACCTGAGCGACTGCGGGAGCATTGACCGGACATGGAGCGCGGCCGGAACGGGGCTGAGCCTGCGGATGAGCCGGCAAGACGGCAGCAATTACGAGAGCGACCCGGCGACAGGCACCAACCCGCCTGAAAATCCGAACAATGGCGATTTCTGGATCGACGAGAGCGGGGACACAGACGTGCTGCGGCAGTACAGCGCGGTGACCGACGAGTGGGTGGAAGTGCTGACGACCTACGTGAAGATCAGCGGCACCGGAATCGGGACCGGGCTGAAGGAATACGACTGCATTGAGCTGAGCGGGCTGGCGCTGGGCGGTTTGGACCCGGACGTTAAGCTGGAAAGCCAGGTGAGCGCGCTGAACGGCAGCGTGATCGTGTACGCCTGCGGCAGCGACTACATTGTGACGGCAGGCATGCTGAACCAGGCGGTGGAAACAGGAGGGCTGACGAGCGATACCGTGGGCGCGGACCTGATTGTGCCGGACATGGACTATATCTGCGAGAGCAATAACCGGCTGTGGGGGTGCAAATACGGCCTGGTGGACGGCAAGGTGGTCAATGAAATCTACGCGAGCAAGCTGGGCGACTTTAAAAACTGGCGGTGCTACATGGGACTGAGCACGGACAGCTACGCGGCCAGCGTGGGCACGGACGGACCGTTTACAGGCGCAGTGACCCAGAGAGGGTACCCAGTCTTTTTCAAGGAGAATGCGATCCATAGGGTATCCGGGCAGACGCCGAACAGCTTCAGCATCCAGACGACCATCGCCCGGGGTGTGCAGCGGGGCAGCTGGCGGAGCCTGGCGGTAGTGAAGGAGGAAGTGTACTACAAGAGCCGTGACGGCGTGATGGTGTACGACGGGAACATGCCGCAAAGCATCAGCGACAACCTGGGCGGCGTGCTGTACAGCGACGCCAGGGCCGGCGTGCTGGAGGAAATGTATTACATCAGCATGAAGGACGGGCAGGACAACTGGCATCTGTTTGTATACGATACGGCGCACGGGACATGGTGGCACGAGGACAGCACGCAGGCGCTGGGATTCGGCACGGCCGGGGACGAGCTGTACTGGATTGACGAAGTGAACAATACGCTGGTGAGCGCACGCGGAAGCATGGGCACGGCGGAGGGCGACATCAACTGGAGCGCGACGTTTGACCTGTACGGCGTGAACTATGTGCAGGGAGGCAGCCGGGATACGCCGACCCGGGTGCGGAATGAGAAGTACATTTCCATGTTCAAGATCCGCATGAAAATGGCGGAGGGCGCGAGCGTAACTCTGTATATTCAGTATAACGGCGGAGAATGGGAAAGCAAGGGCACCAAGACGCGGACCGGACTGGGGACATTTATCCTGCCGGTGATCCCGAAGCGGTGCGACCATGTGCGGTATAAGCTGATCGGCAGCGGGGACGCGGCCATCTATTCGATCAGCCGCATGATGGAGGTGGGCGGAGATGGGTAAGACGTTATTCGACAATCCGCCCAGCATGACAGGACGGGCGGAGGAGTACCTGCGAAACCTGTACGGCTACCTGTTCACCATGAGCAGCAAACTGAACGAGGCGCTGATGGAGATATCCATCGAGCAGATGACGCCGGAAACGCAGACGATTATCGAAAAGGCGGGAAAGGCGGAGGCAAGAAGCGACGAAGAATACCGGCAGCTGAAGGAAATTATCGTAAAGAATGCGGAGGTCGCGCGGCTGGCGATGGAAGAGATCCGCACCGAGCTGAGAAGCCAGTACACGGCCATCAGCGAGGAATTCGGCACCTACCAGCAGACGCTGGACGCGCAGATCAGCGCGACGGCGGCCGGCATCATGCAGCAGTACAACTTTGAAGAGCGGATGCAGGCCGTGGAGGACGATACGGCGGCATTCATCAACGGTATGAACGCATATATTTATTCGGGCCTGCTGAGCGACGACCCGCCGACATACGGGATTGCGATCGGATATAACGTAACCAACCAGGACGGCACGCTGAACAACCAGAACAAGAGCGCGACGTTTACGGCGGACAAGCTGAGCTTCTGGCTGAACGGGGCGGAGGTCGCATACTTCTCAAACAGCGTTTTCCATATTGCCAGCGGCGAGATTACGGACCAGCTGCGGATGGGCGGATATATCTGGAAGACGCTGTCCGGCGGAGCGATGGCGCTGATGAAAGGATAAGGAAAATGTCAAACACGACGTACACCAAAACAAAAACGGTGACCCTGTGGAATGAAGACGGGTGGACCAATATTACATTTGATGCCATCACGCCGGCCGCGGGGCTGTCGTTTGTGCGGTGGAAAATCGAAAGCGCAGCCGGCGGCCAGGTGGAGCAGCGGGACGTAAGCTATACGCCGTTTT